TTTAAGCGCATTAGCTGTAGGTGGGGCTATGATGGTTACTAGTGCTGTAGGAGATGTTTTAAAAAGTGGATTTAAACATACAAGGAACAGAGGTCTAGATTTTGCAGGAGATTTATCTGCTTACAACACTAATGCTTCTGTCACAATGAGACAAAGAGCTGTACAGTCTATGCACAAATCTCATTTAAATGCTCGCTCCGCTTTAGGTCAAGAAGCAAGCTTCCAGCACATGAATCGAGATTATTTTGCAAACCACAGAAGGTTCTAATGAATAACATCAAAGCAGACGTAGATAACTCTTTATATGTAATTAACGAGTATGGTGTTAAGCATCAAAATCCTGCAGGTAAAGTATCTGCAGAAACGATTGATTACTATAAAAAGAAACATAATATCAAAACTGATGTGCACAACAGTTGCATTAGCTGCCAGATTCGACAAATAGAAAAGTACGATCAAGACTTCCAAGTTAAATGCTCAGGAATTGCTAAAAGATTGCCTGAAGGATCTGCAGCTAAGTTAAAAGCAATACAAGAGTCAAATCCTGAAATTGATCAAAAACAAGCACTTAAAATCATAAAAGCTACAGTAGATCCTGTAGCTTGGTGCGAGCTTATGTTTGGTTTTTCAGATGGAGACGATCAGTGGTTTATAAGAAACTATCAAAAAGAACAGCTAAGATGCACTAGCAAACGAATGGCAGTTCGAGAAGGACGTCGTTCTGGTAAGAGTTTTGCAATGAGCTTAAAGCTCATATACACAGCATTTAATTCTTTGATTGCGAGAGGGCGAGATGCTTCAGGAAATACAATAGAAGTAGGCCCGACAATAATGGTGGTTACTCCTTACCAAGCGCAACTCACAAATATTTTTGAAGAAATGGAAAAACTTTTAAAAAGAAACAGGGAGTTAGCAAATGAAGTAATTACTGGTACTGGAGACAGCTTATATATCAAAACTCCTACATTTAAAATGGAGTTCCGGAACGGTGCTGTAATCCAGGGATTTGTATCAGGTATAGGTATGCGTCAGGATGGGTCTGGTGGTGGCACTATGCGTGGTTTCTCGGCCGATCTAGTGTATCTAGATGAGATGGACATGATTCCTGAAGATATCCTAGATAAAGTTATTAATCCTATATTAGCTACAACGCCAAATACGGCGTTGATCGCAACATCAACGCCTATCGGTAAGCAAGGTAAATTTTATGAATGGTGTTTGAAACGCCCAGATTTTAAGGAAGATTATCTACCCTCTTCTGTAATCCCTCACTGGGAGCAAATTAAAGAAGAAATACTTAGAGAGTCAACTAAAGATTCTTTTGCTGCTGAGTATATGGGAATTTTTATTGATGAAGAAAGAGGAGTTTTTAAAAAAGACTGGGTGTACAGGGCTATGGCAGACTACTCTTACGTAGATGCCTCAAGTAGTTCTAAACTGCTAAACAAACTGCAGTTAAAAGGTTCAAATGAAAGAATCACTTGTATAGGCATTGATTGGAATAAGAACGCAGGCACAGAATTCTATGTAGTAGGTTATTACCCATCACTAGGCATGTGGATTGGTCTGGATGCTGTCAATGTACCTTCTTCCGAATACTCAGCAAAACGATGGATTAAAGAGCTTTTAGCGCTTAATTACAAATGGAAGCCAGATTATATATATGCAGATGAGGGGTACGGACACACAATTATTGAGGACGTTAAGTATCAGGCCTATTCTCTTAGAAGAAAAAAGAACAAGTCATCAATGGATGAGCAAACTATACTTATTCCTGATAGACTTACATCTTTTAACTTTTCATCTAATGTTATTTTAAAAGATCCGGTAACAAACGCAGATATTAAAAAACTAGGCAAACACTTCTTAGTAGAAAATGCTATTAGAACATTGCAAGAAGGCTTATTTATCTTCTCGAATGAAGATAATACTTTAAGAGAGCAGTTTTTTAACTACAAAATATTAAGAAGAAATCCTCAAAACAATAAGCCAGTATATGGTAAAGCTAACGAAAAAGTTGGCGACCACAGGTTAGATGCATTCATGTTAGCGCTAGGTGGCTTAGTGTTAGAAGAGAGTGTTTATTCGGGTAGACAGATGGTGCCTTCTGTACCTACGTTCCACAGGACTCAAGTATCAGGTGTTGGCTTTCAAAGTGCTGACGATGAGATAGATGGGCTTTTTAATAAAGCTGAAGAGCAAGGGTTTCCGGGGGCACTAAACGTTTTGCGTATCATGCGTGGTAACGGTTCCGAAGAAGAGCAAAGAGCTATACATCAAAAGTATATAAAAGACGGTATTATCAAACAGCCTGGAAATGTAAATAAATCGCGTAGTATAACAAAAGAAAGCAATTTTTCTTTATTAGGCGCGCTTAAAGAAAACCTGAATACACCTAACTCCTCTAAAAGTATTGGGAGTGTTTACCACACTCCTAAAAGAGGTAGGTTTGGTTCTAAATCTAGATCTTGGAGGAAATGATTATGGCAAGGGTTGTTCAAAAGGGTTTATCAGACCTTATTCAAAGTATGAGTGAAGTGGGGAAAAAAACTTTTATTGATGCAAGAAAAGCTGCAGTAAGAGACAAAAAAGCACGGCGGGGCTCAGGTACCTTACATAGTGCTTATACAAGTTTTAATCAAAGTGCAGATATTTTTAGCGCCCAACAAAGAAGACTGCAATCAGCCCAACAAAGAAGACTGCAATCAGTTGACAACTTATTCGACAATCCAAGCAGAGTTCCAGATCAAACAACAATGAGCGCTGTCATGAACAGCCCATTATTAATGGGCCTGGAAGAAGGTGTTGAAACTGCAACAACTCGTGCTAATTTAAAACCTCCCAAACCAGGTGATGAATTTCTTCCATCAGGTCATGGGGGTGCGTTAGAAAGCTTAGGAAGTACTGATACAGCTCCCAACACTCCTGCTAGCTTGTTGTCAGGGGCTCAGGGCCCTAGAGACTCCGTATTTGGTGACAGACCAGGTTATAATGCTCCAGCAGGTTTTGGAAGAGAAACTGCTCCAGAAGGATATAGGGGACCAAAACCACCAAAACCACCAAATGCAACTATAGCTAGTATGCTTTCTGATCTTACTCCAGAAAATATGGCTAGAATTCATAGAGGAAATGTTGCAGCAAGTCATCCAGGTTTATCGGAAGAAGCTATTGACCAGCTAGTAAATCAAGGGGGCATGCGTGGAGGAATCGAAAGACTAGGAGCTTTAGCTGATGATCAGAGAGCATTTAATGAAATGCTTCAAGGAAGATCTTATAGAGAGCTTTTTGGAGATACCAAAAATATAGCAAAAATGAGTGATCAAGAAAAAGCTGCCTTGCAAGTAAGGCATGAAGAGATGCTAATGGATGAGTTAACTCACCCTGACGCACCATACTTAAACACTTATGGTCAAGAGCAAACACAAAGACTGGTTGCACACAACAGACTCATGCAAGGTGACGGCTACAGCGAAGCAGCTCACGCAAGAGCAAACCTAAATACAGCTAATGAAGCCATGACGGAAGGTGTTACCAGTGGTACACCTGTAGCAAACGGAGGTACTGGAGCTTTCACTACTACACCTACTCAAAGTAATAACAGTATTTTAGGAGGTATGGATCCTAGCACAGGAACAGGCATTGCTATGGGCATGGGTATGGGCGCACTACTTGGTGGTACTGCAAACTATGCTATGGGTGGAGAGTTTAGTGAAGGTGCTATGATGGGTGGTTTAGCAGGTGGAGGTATTATGATTGGTGCGCGCGCTATTGGCGCAAACCAGGATCAAATAAGCAACTACATGCAGAGACAAGTACTTGGTGAGGGTGTGTACAAGGAGGGTGCTGCTACTGCCAATGCAGCAGCAGTCAAAAACTTAAGCTCAGACCAAGTAAGTCGTCTTAGTTTTGGTCAAAGACAAGCTCACGGTCAACTTATGAGAGGAGCAGATTCTCCTCGTATGCAAGCTAGACATGCAGTGATAGGTGGTTCTATGTTGGCAGGTGTTGCATTTACTGGTAGAAGGAATGATAAACGCCGAGGATTTAACGCACACAGGGGGAACAGAATATGAGTTTAGTTTTTTATGAAGACCGTGACTGTACTTCAGAAGCTCAAAATATATCTACTACGCACAACGGCTTTACTGGTGAAGCAGATCTAATTACTGTTTATTTGAAGAATGATGATCCAGCTAAACTATACGAAAATGTAGAGGTGAAGTTAGAGATAAGTGTTCAACTAAAAAATAAAAAATGGGAGTCAAAGGCTCATCTTGGAAATGATGTAGTATCTTTACAAGAATGGAATGAGCTTGAACCAACTGTTAACGTGGGTAATATTGAAGATACGGATACGGTTTATACGCTTCAATTTAGACTCTTTTGCCCAGCAGGGGAAGAGTCTAAGGTTTACACAAGCGCAGATGACTTTAATATTAAACTAACCGCAACAGAGATATAGTTTTGATCAAAGAATTTAAAAGAGAGCCGTTAGGTCAAGATGCTAGCGTTATAGAGATTCATTCTGAAGAAACTAAAAATGAATCAAATGTAGATATGCGCGAAGTTGAAAATATTTTTACTTCTCCCAAAAAAATAGAAGACATAATTGAAAAGTCAAAAACAGACGCAACTTTGCTATCAAACAAAACTTATATTGAAGTTTTTAAAAAGGTAATTGCAGAAAACCAAAAACAGATAAGTTTACTTGAAGAAAGTATTGTAGAAGAAAAAAATAAAATTTACAAAAAAGTGTCTAAACAAGATCCAGTTTCCGTTGACATTAGCGATTCTAATGCACTCAAAACTCACTATGTAGAAGTGTTTGGTAAAAGAAGCAAATCTATTTCTTTCGAAGATTACGTAGCGTTACTAGAGCTTAAAAAATTATTAGAAGTAGATGAGCAAAAAGGAATTTTGGGAGTTGCAGAGATATGAGTTTTTATCGAGATCTTAGAGAAGGGCGAGACAGTAATTTTAGTCAAGATGAGTATCTTGAAGAAACTTACCAAAAAATATATAAAAAGATAGCTAGAGATTTTATTCATATTGAAGATTTCAAAGAAATAATGAGAGATATGTTTTCTGAGGTGCTTTTAGATTTAGAACTAAGTTTAGAACTTAGAAGAAACGCATTTTTAAAAGCAAAAGAATATGAAAAAAATCTTAATAAAAAGCTATCTGAACGAAAAGGCTATCAAGATATTGATGAAATTTTAGTTAAAAAGAAAGATGTAAAATAATGAATGAAGGAAAGTTACTACAAGCCGTTTTGGCTTTAACTGAAAAGTTTGAAAAAGAAACTATTTTAAACATTACTTTGCATGAAGATGTTCCTTTAGATATTTTACAGTTTAGCAATCTTCACAAAATGGATATGATATTAAGTGCAGTCGATATAAGTAGTAACGTTGATGTTCTTTATCAGGAAAAAGAAGCTAAGTTAAAAGTTAAGCCTGATATTAAGGAAGCACCTATAAAAGAAAGCGCATTTTATGAAAAGTGCGTTTTTAAAATAGATCCAGAAGGGTCTACAAAAAAAGTAGAAAATAAATTAAGAACCATTAATAAAGATGTTAATGATTCAAAAGCAGTAAAAAATTATAGGAAGGGATATTATTTTTTAGACAAAAAATTTAATAGTGCTTCTGATAATATAAACGATTTTATTAAAGATATATTTGAAGATAACGAAAATTACGATCTTGAAGGGTGCTTGAACTGCAGAAGACCAGCAGATATCAATGGAGGATTGCCTCCATTTGAAGTTAGCTGGGAAATTAAAAAGTTCTTAGAAAGCTTGAAGGGATTGCTTACAGATATTAAGCTATCCTTAGACAATACAAAACAAATTGCAGATATATGTAAAATAAAGGAAATGCTTGAGAACAGTAACGGGCTATGTTTAAGCAGCTACCCTCTTATCTTAGCTAGTTTTCCTATAATTATTAGCGACATAAAATCAAAGTTGTTTGAAGTAGGAGTTTCATGGACTGGATTGGTAGGAAGCTTACTGATGCCTGTTTTAAAAGTGCTTTCGAAGGTTATAGAAATGTTAAAGGGAATAACAATTCCTATCTTTGATTGCCTAATTAACTCTTTCAAAACAATGAAATCAGTACTTGTAGCAGCAGATCAAGCAGCTAGTAGTATAAAAGCTCAAGCATTAAGAGTTGGTGATACTTTTGGTGTGCCAGAAAGAGAAGATATTAAAAATCAAATAGCAATTTCTGAAAAAGTAAAACAAAATCTTAAATATAAGAATCAAAAAGCTGTTCAAAAACAAAACAAAAACCCAAGTGTAGAACCTGTAGCTCCAAGCAAAAAAAACAACAAAGAATCTAAAAAATATGGAACTAAAATAGATAGCGAAGAGTACCTTCCCGGATACAAAGCTGGAGTCTATACAAGCACAAATCTAAATAACAATGTAGAACCAATTACATTTCTTCAGAAAAATCCTTTTGGAGGAGGATTTATTGATATTATAATTGATCGCTTAGGAAGGGCTCGAGTGATTGTGAATGACTTCTTCAGCAGATTAGTATATACTCTGCGTGCTTTTCAAAGAGTTATAATTGAGCCTTTATATGTTAGTACAAAGTTAATATCAGAAATACGCGTTTTAGCTAATTTAGGTAGATTGATAAAACTTTTATTTAAACTAAGCAAATCTGGTTTAGAAATTTGTAAAGACTTTGATGATAATAGTAAGAACAACTTGCTTAAACAAGTAGTTGAGTCTAGTGACTCGGATATTGAACTTGATTTTGTAAAAGATGAATCTGGTGAAACTTTTGCATTAGTAAAAAGTAAAACATCTGAGTACAAAAGTAGATTGCGACCTAATAATTGTGGCGAGATTACTATTGACATTAATAGTAATCAAAACAGTTTAGATTTAGTATATGACCATCTTGCTAACTCGTTAGGAGCAAAATAATGGATACCAAGGTTTTATTAGAAGCAGTGAGCTTGCTCAATCAAAAAGACATGAATAAGCCATTAGAAGTCGAGCGATTGTCAGGGGTAAAAATTAAAAAAGTTAATAACAGGTCAATGACCTACGGAGATCGGCACCGAGGAAACTGGTTTAAACCAGAGTACGATCTAACGGAACTTCAAATTGCTCAAGACGTAGACTCTTATGTCTTTAAAGCAATACAAAAAAAGGTTCACAGATTTTTATTAGCTGGGTGGGAGATAGTTGGTAAAGACGCTGAAACTGTAACATACATTAAGCGCCGAATAAAAGAAATCGAACTTACTTCAGGCATGCCTTTTGATTTACTTATAAAAGGTTTAGCTCATGATTTGTTTAGATATTCTAATTGCGCATGGGTCAAAGTAAGAAGCAGAGAAGCTTCTACTGGAAAAGTACGAGTTGTTAACGGAAAAGAGATTGATCCGGTAGCAGGTTATTTCCTTTTGCCTTTTGAAACGTTGTGGTTTAAAGTCAAAAGGAATGGAGAGATTAAAAAAATAATGCAAGAAGTGCAGAATACAGGAGATACAAAAGAGTTCTCTCCTCAAGATGTTATTCACTTCTACACAAATAAAAAACCTGGGTTTACAATGGGTACCCCAGAGCTACTTCCCGTACTTGAGGATATCTCTTTGCTTCGACGTTTAGAAGAAAACGTCGAAAATATGATAGATGCTAACCTACATCCTCTTTTCCATTATAAAGTAGGGAATGACAATCATCCTGAACGTTATGGTCCAGATGGAGTGAAAGAATCAGATCTCGTAAGAAATACCATAGAATACATGCCTTCTGGAGGAGTGTTCGTTTCTGATCACAGGCATAAGATTGAGGCTATAGGGTCTGAAGGTAAAGCATTATCTATAGATAATTACATAGATTACTTTAAAAAAAGAGTCTTTGCAGGGTTAGGAGTTTCTCCAATTGATATGGGTGAAGGTGATACTGCTAACAGGAGTACAGCAAACACTTTATCAAAGATTGCTATTCAAGATGTAGAGGCTCTGCAAAGCACCGTTAAAATGTTTGTGGAGACTTACGTTATCAATGAACTGTTACTCGAAGGAGGTTTCGAAGAAGCACTCTTAAACGATGATTTAAAAGTAGAGATTAAATTTGGATCTGTAGATAAAGAAGAGAAATCAAAAGAAGAAAATCAAACCATTCAACTATGGATCAATAATTTGATTTCTGAAACAGAAGCTAGAAAGCGTTTAGGAGAAAGACCTGTAGAAAATAGAGAAGAGTCATATTATAAACTCTATCAAGAGCCTCTTGCGCTTGTAAAAGCGATGGGAGCTTTTACAGCTGCTTCAAATGCATTAAAAGAATCTCCAAATTCAAATATAAATGAAGTGGGGTTGAAAAAAGAAGAAACAGCTAAAGTTAGTGAAAAAAAGAATCCTAAAGGGAGTAATCTTTTTAAAGGAGCTGAAAACCAATCAGCTAGTAGAGCGCGTCCTAGTAATCAGCATGGAATACGCTCTGCCCCTAAATTTAGTAAAGACACTGTAAGGATTGTTGAAGAAATTAAAATGAAAGAAAACATTAATGAAATATTGGAAATGCTTGAAAAGCATTAATTAAATACTACTATTATTGTTTATTATATTAAATACAGTTTTTAGGGCAAAAACATGAGCAAAATAATCAAGTATAATGATTATATCCAGGTAAACCCTGACCAAAGAATTTTAACTCTTGATAGAGTTGAAAAAATTCAAACGATTGACAAAATGTTAATGTCAGCTTATTCAGGGGGCAAAGGTTTAGTAATTACTTACGATCTTTCCCATTCTGGACGTAGAATAAATAATAGAATTTATTCTACGAAAGGTCAGCAAAGAGGAATCGATTCTTTAACAAATCCATATCCGAAGCCAATACTAAAGAATCATGATCAAAAAAGCGAGCCGATTGGTCGTTTTACTGGAGGGGAGTGGCAAGATCTGTATGATGAGGCAAGTAGTTATTTAGAGTCTACTCAAAAGATCCTAGATGTTCATAATGCTTTCAATGGAGACGATCCTGGTAAAATATACCATACATTAAAAAGCTTGAATCTTATTAAAGATAAGCAATGGCCTGGTTTGGGAAGAATGCGTGTACAAGCTAACATTACGGATGAAGAAGCTATCAAAAAGTTTATGGATGGGCGTTATTTTACCTTTTCTGCTGGTTCTACTACTGATAGGCACGTTTGTTCTATCTGTGAAAGCGATTGGGCTAAAGATGGAATGTGCGAACACCGTCACGGGGAAGAATATGATGGTGAAACATGTGTATTTATTACAGGAGACTTCATTGTCATGGAAGGATCAGTGGTAAATACGCCTGCTGATGACCTTTCCCAGCTAGTACATATGGAAATGCGCGACTCTGAAGAGAGCGCATTCACGCAACAAGATAAAGTTCAAATGAAAGAAATCATTCTTACAGACTCCATTTACCTACTAGGAGATTCAAATGAAACAAAGCGGATACAAGCAACCGAGCAAATCGATGCCTACGAAGAAAAAGGCAAAGAAGAAAAAGAAAGCTCCAAAGAAAAAGTAAAACAGAAATATGATCACGAAATGATAATTTCTGACAAGGCAATGACTGAGTTACACCAAGCTGGAGAAACTTACATCACTCAAAAAGGTGATGGGGAGACGATGGTTATTAAAGTAAAATACTCCGGTCAAATGCGAACAATGGATAGTGAACTTTTTACAGAGGAATATTTAGGTTTTGAAGAGCTAGTAGAAGAACTACTAGACGAAAAAACTTTTAAAGTTCCTTCAGGAGCAAAAGGGAACGCTCAAAAAGTTTTAAATTGGAAAAAAGAGAAAGGCTCAGAAGTTAAGGGAATGACTCCTGTAGGCTGGGCTAGAGCAAGACAACTTGCTAGTAAATCAGAGATAGGCCTTTCTACTGTCAAAAGAATGGCAGCTTTCAATAGGCATCGTAAGAATGCAGCAGTAGCTCCTGAGTTCAAGTCTACTCCATGGAAAGATCGAGGATATGTAGCTTGGCTTGGTTGGGGAGGCACTTCAGGGATCGACTGGGCTATACGTACAAGTGCTGCTAACGATAATGAAAATGAAGAGACTATGATAGCAGATTTTGATCAAGACGCTTATCGCTCCTCCCCTAAGGGTAAAGGAGCTAAAACTCCTGCAAAACCTTCAGAGCGAATTAAAGGTTCTAAGAAGAATAAAAAAGGATCCGCTTCTAAAGCCAGTAGTGGAATTTCTGTTGGTTCTGTACTTGGGTCTTTAAAAGAAAAAGTGCGTAAGCATAACAAGAAGCATGGAAAAGAAAAAGGTAAGCGTGTAAGCCTTGGGATGCTTAAAGCGGTTTATCGTAGAGGAGCAGGTGCTTTTTCTTCCACCCACAGGCCAGGAATGTCTAGATCTGGTTGGGGCGTAGCAAGAGTTAATGCTTTTTTAAAGCTTGTACGTAGCGGTAGGCCTAGCAATCCAAAGTATGTTCAAGACAATGATCTACTTCCAGCAGGACATTCAAGAAAATCATCCAATAAGGAAAAGAAAGCAAAGGACTTTATTATGAACGAAGAAGAGCAAATCGTAGAAACAGAAGAAATTGTTGTTGAAGATTCTGTCGAAGAAATTGTAGCGCCTGAAGACGAAGATCTTTTGGAAGAAGCAGAAGAGCCTTCTGTAGAAGAGCAAGAAGAGCATGACGAGTCTTTTGAAGAGGCAGAAACTCTTGATCAAGATAGCGAAGAAATTGATTGGGAGTTACTAGACATGGGACTCTCTTATTCTATGATGCAAGAAGATGCTGCGCTTACAAGCGAGCAGCGAAAAGAGCTTCCTGAATCTGCTTTTTGTGGACCAAACAGGTCATTCCCTGTACCAGATTGCGCGCATGTAAGTGCAGCGCGCAAGCTAATTGGTCGAGCAAAAGTTTCTGGAGAGACAAAACAAAAGATTATGGCTTGTGTGAACTCTAAAGCTGGAAAAATGAGTTGCGATAAAGACAAGGACTATCTTGAATTAGAGTCTCGCTACTCGGATTTGCTGTCAAAATACAATTCTCTTGAAGAGAAATTGTCTGTTGTAATCGAATCTATAATTAGTAAAAATGACGATTCTGTTGAAAAAATTACAAAATCGGTTGAAAATGATACAAAAGACGAAGTATTACTAATTGACGTAAAAGTAGAAAACCCCTCAGAACATGTAAGTAAAGACGACCTTGAGCAAAAAATGACTAAAGCTCCAGCTAGTAATCTTGGTAATTTTGAGCAAAAAGTAGTAGACACTTATAGCTTGCTTAAAAAAGATCATGGAGAGCTTGCAGCAGAAGACTACTTGATGAGCAAGATCCAGTACTTACCTCGTGGATTCCATCCTAACAATATTTAATTAGCTAATTAAAACAAAACACAGGAGATAAATATGGCTATTTCTAGATTTACAAGCCGTTTTAAAACTCGTACAGACATTATGGACAGCATTACTCCCAATAATGTAGTCCAATCAAATGTATCTGTACCTCATGGTGAATGGAAGCCTGCTTCATGGCTTCCAGTTGTTTGGCAGAACGAGAAGAGCAAAGACTACTTTGTGCTCTCGTCTGGCAAGGTCGTTTCTTTTGACTCATCAGGTCGAGTTGTACCTTCAGGTCTTCTTCGTCGTTGCCTTGATGCAGGCAGCCATGCTGCTGAGATCATTGACTACGATGCAAACGACAAGGCTGCTCGTGTAATTGATATTACGACTGGTGAGTTCTACGCTGGAGTCGGCACTACTGCTGTTACTCTTCGTGCATTCATTAAAGCTGCGTCAGAGAACGGTTGGCTTCCAGGAGAGTCCCTCCCTGCAGATGATGCAGGGAACGAGCTTTCAGAGCTTAAGCGTCTTGCAAAGAAGTTTATCTCTGCGCCTGTTGGTATCTGTGCATATGATGTGTATGCATGGGCTGGTGATGATCCTGCGAACCTTCACTTCACCAACTACCAAAAGCAGCACCTCATTCAGTTCTTCACTGATATTCAGATGAAGGCTGCTCATGTTGCAGCAGCAACTGCTGAAACTGAGCTTACAGCAGTTTTTAGCATTGGTAATGGCAAGGTTCTGACCAATGCTAAAATCAAAACAATGCCTCGCTATAACGGACTTCCTCTTTCAGTTAATGTTGTTGGCCTAAAGTTGGGTAAGCCTGCTGCAGCACACACAGCAAGAACTCCTGTAGTTATTGACCACGGTGCCCAGACTCTTCGCAGAAGGTCAGAGCCCTCTTTAATTTCAAAGGCTGGTGACTGGTACCTAGACGACGAGGCATCAATTCTTCTTATTTGGGAAGATGGTGGAGATGACAAGCCTGCTACTTTTGCTTCAGTGTCTTACTACCAATATGAGGATGCTGCATCTAGTTTTGGTGAAGCTGGTGAGGAAAAGTACATTCACTTTATTGGTGATTGCAAGCCTGGCGACTTTGTTACTTTTGACAAGCTTTCAAACATGATGGTACGAAGTGCCTCGCTTAGTCTTACTGATAACGATGTAGGTGATGAGAGTGCTGCAAATGCTGCTGCAATCCTCGATATGCTTCAAGAGCGTGAGGACTTTACAATTGGTCGCGTGATGGACATCATCAAGGAGCCTCGTGGCCTCCTTGAGCGTGTTCGTACCGGATTCCAGGGCGATGAGTTCGACGCATCAGCTAAGATGCCTGGTTCTGCAACTGGTGGTTTCTCAGATATGATTACTCTATCTGCTGAGCTTCAGACTGTTGCTGATCAGATCGTCGTTGTTAACGTAAAGATTTAATCAAGACTATAAATAGAGGAAATAAATATGTCATTTAAACTTATTGATGGAACAGAGCTAGAGCTTCCTAGCAATCGTAAAGCAGCGGCACGTTATCTCGCTGATATGATTCGAAATCGCGGAGCACTTCCGGATTCGGAAAAACGAGTAAAATGGGAGACTTTTGCAAACACAATTTCTCCAAAGAATCAGGACCTCGTGCGCACTTCAGAGATCACTCCACTCCTTCAGGAGTCGATGGAGATTCTCATTCGCGAGCCTGTAGAGCCGAACATGACAATCACTCCACTCTTTACGCGAGTTCAGGCTCAGGGTCTTAACACCCAGATCCTTGCTGGTGCAATGGGTGCTGTGTATGCAGGTGATGTCCAAGAGCATGGTACTTACCCTGAGGTCAACTTTCAAATGGGTGGCGCGGTTTCAACCGCTTATATCGGCAAGAGCGGTATTGCTGCTTCTTTCACTGATGAAGCACTTCGTTATAGCACCTTCGATATCATGGCTAAAAACCTTGAGCTCATGGGTAATGCACTTGTACGCCACAAAGAGCAAAAGGCTGTTCAGTTCCTCAAGCAACTTGGAACAAACCTTTTTGACAACCTCAATCCAGCTCAGTCTATTTATGGTGTGACTACTGGTCGCGGTATGAACGAAGCAGGTAACGGCCTAGTCGGTAACGGATCGTTGAGCATGGACAATCTCATGCGAGCCATGGCTCACATGAGCGAAGAAGGTTTCACTCCTAATGTATTGCTCATGCACCCATTATTCTACTACAGCTTCATTCAAGATCCTGTACTTAGGAATATGATGCTCGCGCATGGTGGAGGATCAATCTTCAATCCTTACAGCGGCGATCCAGGACCTTTAGCGCCTTACAGTAACGGTGCTTTGGGTGGACGAGGACCAAGTAATGGTACTCGAGTAGTTAATCCACGAGGAACTGGAACTAATGGCTCTGCTCAAGCAGAGTCAATCACTTCAGTACTTGAGCGCAGTCAGCTTATGACATCTGCGCCCAAGCTACCTGGTTATTTCCCAGGTAACTTCCAGATTATCGTATCTCCGCTATGCCCGTATGATCCAGAAGCAGAGGTAGGAGATATCTTCCTTCTGTCAGGTGGAAACGTTGGGTTCCACCTTGTAGATGAAGCTCCGACTACTGTAGAGTGGCGTGACGAGAATACAGAGACTGTTAAGATCAAGATCCGCGAGCGATACGGTTTTGCAGTCGCACATGAGGGTCAAGGCGTTGGCGTTTTCAAGAACATTAAGCGCGCAGAGAACATGTGGGATGGAACTACAAACGTTCAGTTTAGTGAAGTCGGAAGCGTAAGTAACGATACAGTACTATCTAGCATGTGATGTGTAAACAACTTGCACTTTAGTGCAATAGTTTTGTATCAAAGGGGGTAGGAGTCGTAATTGACTCCTACCCCCTTTTTCGTTTTAACAGGAGATTTTTATGTCATTTTTTAGTGATAACAAAACAGAAATTGAACTTTTTCAAGAAGAAATCAACAATAATGCTAGAAGCAATAGTGAAAGCACTTATATATTAGAGCTTAATGATTTTGAAGAAATAAAGATTGGAGCTAGGAATGACCATATTGTTAAACGTACAAGAAAGCTACCCCTTGAACGGGACAACAAGCTTTCCGATAGGCGAAGAGATTTACTTAGAATTTTCAAACTTAGTAGACGATAAAAGTGCAAAAGAATCAATTCACCTAATCGACAGCACAGCAAGAAAAATTGTTGAAGCAGATTATACCGTTACAGCTATTGATGAAAACGGCTTGGCTTTGCTTGATGACTTTACAGAACGTCAAGCAAGTCAAAGAACAGTAGTAAGCTTAAAACCAAAACAACTACTTTCAGCGCACACAAAATATGAATTAGTTGTTAGAGGAGTGTCTTTAGAACAAAACTCTTCTTTGGTAGATGAGTTAGACTCTAATACAATTTCTGAAAGAACAGTATTTAGAACAACTTTTGAAGACTCTTTTACAGAACTGGTAAGAGTCTATGGATCTTTTGAAGGTCTTCAAGAGACAAATATAAATGTAGAAATTGTTGAAAGTGGAAGTGACTCTCAAGCCAAATATATTTGGTGGTTTGAAAACAAAGACAAACCAGCAAGCAATAGTAGAAACTTAAGCAGGACTTTAAGTAGGTGGCGAAGTCTAGACAAAGGTTGTTACATTAAGTTTTACGGGGGCAGCTTTAATAAAGGAGATACCTTTAAAATAAAAGTTTACCCTAAAAATAAATTAATGAACTCGTATAAAATAAATTTTTCTACTTCGTCAGAAGACCTGTTGGTAAGACCAAAAGTAATATCTGAATCTGATATTGGAATTAACATTCCAAGTAGCTTTAATAGCAGTTTAGAAACATCATTAAAAGTTATTGATGTTAGTCCTAAAGACGGCTCTATAAATAACCCTACTAGTACAGATAAGATTATCATTACATTTAATAAAGAATTGAATCCAGAAAGTATAAATCAAAATACAGTAAAACTAATTAAGCAACCAGTTTCAGGCTCTTATAACGGGGCTTCAAAAGAACAAAAAATTCCAAAAGAAATTTTTGTAAATGGAAACAAGATTGTATTGGAGTTTTAAATGCGGAACTACAGTTTAAATGACGTTATTAAAATAAAAGCTTTTTTTGCAAATAAACAAGAAGAAGCGGTGAATGTTAGTGAGTTAAAAGTAAGTATTAAGAAGCCAAACGGAGAGTTGAAAATTTTTAATACTGATTTTGTAAATCCTGAAACCGGCTTCTATTACCTTACGTATATTGAAGGAGACGAAATTGGTAAGTATAGTTTTGTTTGGGAGGCTACACTTGAAGGAGTAGCCTCTAGAAAAGAAGGAGAATTTAACATTACTGGAGGAGGGGTCATATCTACTATACTCCCTGAACTAGAAAAAAATGAGTTAGTAGTTATAGAGATCGAAAAAAGCGTAGAAGGACTTTTAGGAGAAAAGTTAGGTGAGACTACGTATATTACTTTTACTACGGAATATGAGCCATTTTACTGCTCCACAGACATGCTTTTGATGGAGCTAGGGCCCTGGGCAGAAAACATACCAGAAGATACACTAGCTTTAGCTATACATTGGTCTTCATTAGAAGCTGAGCATATTACAGGTAAAAAACCTGTGTCTTCAAGACACAGTTATGCAAGTTCCAAATTTGTAATGTATGATGCTGCTATAAATTTATTAAGAATGCCAGTCGGATATTCCGGAGCAAGTGGAGGGAGAAAACAGCTAGGAGACTTGCTAGTAGATAACGGATCTATCGACTTTTCATTAAAAGATTTAGTAAATGAATTGAAGCTAGAAAGAGATGAATGGTTTAGAGTGGTTAATGCTGGAGGGGCAATTGTACCGGGACAAGGGTTAGGCCCAAGCTTTGCAGTTAAGGGAAATAAGGTAGCTGAAAAAACTCAAATTTCCAGAGAGTGGCATGATCCGTGGAATGAATATTACGCTCAACCTAGTGCAAATTCAAAATATAGACGTCCAGGCGAATCCAAATACAAGAGCGGTTATACTAGATGGTCTGAAAATTATTTTACTGGAGTCACTAAAGGTATAAAGCGATGAGGCGAAGATTTAAAAAAGCCCGAAAAGAGATTGACCTACGAAAAGAATTTAAAGAGTTAATTTTTGAAGATACCCCACACAACTATCCTGTTCTCTTGCGAAAAAGAAAGAAAGACGCAAGTGGGGTTGATATAAAATGCAACTGTCTAAATGCTCTTACGCAAGAGAGCAATGTAGAAACTAACTGTGAATTTTGCTTAGGAGAAGGTTTCTTATGGAAAGAAACCTTCTCTAGATGCTATTCAAGTCTAATTGGAGCTGATGGAGGAAAAGCTAATAGAAATCGAAGAATAATGGCAGGAGAGATTCGTACTGACTATAAATTATTTTATTTTAAATTTGATACAGAAATTTCATATAAAGATAAAATTGTTGAGCTTCGGCTTGATTATGAAGGTGCACCATCTATACCATATGAAAGAATAAGAATTTTTAGACCTGAAACAATACAAGAATATAGAGCTGATTTCGGAAGAACAGAGTATTTGGCAGTTTATGCTAGAGAAGAATCATCTATAAGGAAAAACTTATGAATGCTAAAAAAAGCGCAAAAGAAGTAATTATAGAATTTCTTGATAATAATGATGAAGTAGTTGATGAAAGGGTAGTTCATATTGAGAACTTAGACCCTTTTAGATTTGATTTAAGCTGTTTTCTTCCAAATGAAAAGCCGTTAGATTTAGAGACTTTTTTTAATTTAGCAAATAAAGTTATTGAGTCTGCTCAAAAAGATAAAGGCATAAAAGACTCAAAACTTGTTAAACTAATAGAAGAGTATCCGCCTTTAGAGTTAAATGACCTTGGTAAAGAAACTATTACTTTCAAAGTAATAGAAAGAAAACCAGGAATGATGAGCAAAAAAGGTGACTCAAGACCTCAAAGAAAGTCACGATACTATTACGAGTATTCTGATCCTTGCGAAGCAAATAAAACAATTACAGTGAGTACAAGACCCGTAGATCATATAATTGAGTTCAATTGCTGGGCAGTTAGTAACAAATTAGCAAATAGAAGAGCCTTGTGGCTTGAAAAGTTGTTTATAAATACTGCATTTGTTTTTGTAGAAAACGGAGCTGAACGTTTTTTTTGGAAAGAGCGGCGAGCAGATACTTACCAGACTGTTGGAAATCAAAGACTTTTTTGTAGACCGTTACATTTTTTCTTAAGATTTAGAGAATTCGAAGCAATATCAAATTCTACTTTAAGAACATTTTTTATTGAAAATAACATAATTAACCTTAATTAAGGAGTTACCTATGGCAACTAGATATGAAAACTTGCCCGGCACACAGACGAACTATATTGATGGTACTTTCTTAAGTCTATCACAAGTAACTGCTGGCCAAAGCATTATGCTTATGGCTCCTGCCAAGAAAGGGCTTTCAGGAATCCCTTTCTTGGCAGGAGATATGGGTGCTGTTTCTTCCGAATTTGGCAGCGACACACCTTTGACTAATCTAGCAAGTCAAATTGCTGACACTGACACTGCAAACATTTTGCTTACTCGCATTGGTGGTAAGCAGTCACATCTTCTCATTGAGAAGCCTATGGACGACTCAAGTGAGAAGGAAGTTGTCTTGCGCATTTCTCCTCGCGAGCGTGGCGATGCAGCTGTTTTTGACAAGCTTCGCGTTGCTTTCCACGCTATTGAGGCTGACGGTTTTCTACGTCAGCGCGTAGTTATCTTCAATGCAGATACCGAAGTAGTCGTATTTGATAGCGAAGAGATCCTCTCTACGGATGACACCTTGTTTGAGGTAGAGCTTAACGAGGATATTGGAGAGCTTCTCATTTCAAAAGCTGGCGGCTATACCGATCCTACCACAAAAGCAGAAGTAGAGGCTGATGCAGCTAAGGATATTCGCAACCTTTACACGATCAGTAAGTTACCACTGCTTAGCGAGCTTTTAGGTGCGTCAACTTTCAGTGATCACGCAACTTATATTCCTGACGTGTATACATCAGCAAGTACCTTTAGTACTACTGCTGCAAGCGTCAAGAGCATTGCTGGTGCATCAGGAGAGTCAATGACTCATTGTGAGCGTTTTGCAGCAGTAGAGACTGCTTACGCAGACCTCGAAGATGCAGGCATGGATTACGTCTTCTGTGACGGTTGCTATGCAGATGTAAAGACTATTCCAGCATCAGGTCTCACTTCCAGTGAGTTTAGCCGCTGGGATAATCAGTATCTTGGTACTGCACACAAGGTGGTTGTCGGTGGACAACCTTACGTTACTATGTTTGCTTCACCTGATCCCTTTAATGCTGATCATGTAGCTCCAGGCACTATAACTTCTTTGAAGACAATTAATGCAGGTAGCTTTGAAAACGATGTCAAAGTTAAAGCTCATGCAGACTCGAGAGAGCTTGGTCTTCTTTTAAGTTTACATGACATTCGCATTCAGTACGGAGCAACTAAAAGTGTTGAAGAGTATGTAGGTGTCGATGGGAGAATCAAGGTTGATATTAAAGCTCCATTAGCTGCAAGCACAACGGGCCTAATTTATCAAAATGGAAGTTTTTCCGCTGGTACCTTGACTATTGCTGAGTTGAGTATCAGTACGAAGGCTTTTGACCTTAAAATACCTGAAGTTGATATTGCTTTAGCTGGAAAGAAATATGCAGTCGAAACTGATTTAATTCCAGACTTTACAACAAGCGTAGATCTTTCTCTTGACCTTAAAAAGCTTTTTGTCCTTAACGGTGGCAGTGCTGGAGCGCATCCCGTAAATAAAGCAGTGCTGACTCATTATGAGCTTACTGGTGAGCTTGTTCCTGAAGAGGTTTTTGATAGTCTCGTCAAGGTTGTAGACGGAACTTACCGTCTACAAGAGAACGCTTTTGCGCGCGAGGTTAACTTTGCTCACCAAGCAGCATCACTAGCGCACACTTCTTCTACTGAGTATAAGTCTGCAATTGCTGTAGTACCTACTACTCGTCCAAGAGGCGGTTTGCGTCAGCTTGCTCGTTGGGCAGGTAAAGCTCCTGAGTATGCTGTCGATAGTAATGGAGAACTTGTTGTAGAAACTAACGGTACTGGATTCATGAGTACCAAAGCTCTTTACGGTGGATCTGATTATCGTCCTGCTAGTAGCGGAATCGGTCTCGCTTATGGCGGCTTAATTAAAAATAATGCTGATTTTGGTATCGACTCTACAGACGAAACTGTTGATTCACGAGACATACCCGTTGATCTCGGAAAACATCTTATTGTAGTTGGTGCTTACGGCGTTGTTTCGGTAGGAGGAAATGGACGCACTCCAAGCTTTGCGGTATCTAATCTTGGGCCTAAGATAATCCAAAAACTAACGCAGCTTCCAGTCAACGAAGAGCCCATTGGTCCTGTTAATGGGCTAATTGATGGCGTTTCTGCTACAGGTGCAATAAACTCTCGCGCATTACTTAACGACCTGGCAATTGGTCGAGTTGTAATGCTTGCATCAGATGGTTCTATTGCAAATATTCGCACTGCAGCACTTCCAACTAGCGACTATACTCGAGTTTCTACAGTGCGTGCTGCAAATGCAGTGTGTGATGCTGTAAGAAGCATAAGCCTTAGATACCTGGGGAAAAGCTTTAGTGACGCTCAGCTAGCCGCACTAGAAGCTGAATTAGCAGGTACTATGCGCGGGCTTAAAGTTGAAGGAATAATTCAAGATGGAAGTGTACAGACGTCAGCTTCAAGATTGGATAGAATTAATGGTCGATTAAATCTAAAGGTTCAATTTATTCCGCCACTTTCAATCGAAGCAATTACTATAGATCTTAATGTAAGTGCACCACAAGGTTAATTTAACTTAAAGGAAAAACAATATGAGTTCATTAGATTACTCAAAGACTTACTCTAGTTATTCTGGAGTAGATATTAAAGTTGTTGTTGGTGGCAAAGAGATGGGGTCTATGCAGGCTATCTCATATGCTATCCAGCGCGAAAAGGCACCTATCTATGTCATGGGCTCAGTAGATCCTATCTCTTTCTCTCGTGGAAAGCGTGGTATTGCTGGCACTATGATTTCTCTTATGCTCGATAAGCACTTCCTTGAGCATCCTGGTCTTGATCAGCACCCAAGCCCTCTACTTGATAAGAGTGAGATCTTTGCTGATCCTACACAAGCGCTTACTGATTTAACTGCTAGCGATGGAGCGTATACTAGTGGAGCTGGACTACTGCAAGTAGGCGCGACTGGTAGTGGTAATACTGGTAGCATGACGAACGATTACCAACGAACGCGCCCTTTTTATGTAGATCAAATTTTGCCGTTTGACGTAGCTATCGTTGCAGTTAATGAGTATGGTCAAAAGGCTACTATGCGCTTGTATGGTTGTGAGATCCTTAATGAGGGTTCCGGCTTCTCTATTGATGATATCGTTGTAGAGAATCAGATGACTTATGTTTGCCGTACTATTCTTCCTTGGACTAGTCAAAGTAATGCTGATCGTGTTGATGATCGAGGTGATGCTGTAGCACCTGGAATAATGCAACTGAAAAAATAAGCCTCTAGATTTTAAACAATCTAAACTGTAGTATGAAGGGGAACCCCAAAAAGTTCCCCTTCTTTATTTGAGGCTAATATGAAATATAACTACAGTTACTCAGGCGCTGATTGCGATGTATATGCTGTTCGAAGAATAAGTACATATACGGGTGATCGGCGAACTGGAAGCGCGCAATCAATAATTCATTTAGACAATATAGCTACCGTTTCAGTTTCGATGTATGAGGCAAAAGCTCCTGTACGTCGGCTTGGTCACGCAAGTCCTGTTGGGTTTACCGGCAATATCAGAAGTATTGCCGGTTCACTCATTTTTATTGTAAAGAGTGAGCACCCATTAGGGGTTGTAATGAGAAATTTTGGTCAACTTCATAAACATTTAGACGATGATGTGACTCAAAAAGGGTTTTCTTTAGGAGAATCTACTCCTAATAACACAACCGTATTTAATGCAGGAATGATCCATCCTTTTGATTTAATGCTTATGTACAAGAATGAAGTAGACGCAAGAGGCGCGGGCTTAAGAATAAACAATTTAGAATTCATATCAGAAGGTATTGTTACTTCTGTAAATGATATTGTATCTGAAGTTGTATTACAGTTTGTAGCTACTGATATAGATCAGTTAGAGCTTGAAAAGGTTAGGGGAGGTGATGTTCGAACATCATCTCCCCCAACACCCGCAACATCATCTCTCCCAACACCTGTAAAAGCAGCTTCGAAACTGTATACGGAATATACAGTTTCGTTTGTATCGCCAGATACAAAGAAAACTATTGTTTTTACAATTCATGCAGATGAGATAGGAGCTGCTTTGAATACTGGTAAAGGAGAGAGAACTCCAGAAAACGTAAGCAACAAAGCAGATAAAGAAAAGGTGCTTAGAAGGCTTTTGGACTATAATGAGGCTTTTTTTGATACAATATTGAGTCAAGAAGCATATGAAGATACTAATCTTTTGAATGATCCCAGCGCTTTAAATGATATTTTAACCAGGTTATCAATAGTAGGGAAGAGTAGCTAATGTCAGTCAAATCATTCCCTTACAAATATTTTTCAGGTGCTAACGTACAGGTAACTTTAGATGATGAAAAGTTAGTTGAATGCGCCGGTATATCCTTTGTTGTTAATGAATCTAACCAACCTGTATACGGGTATGCGTCTCATTTATATGATGTTGTTTTACCTGGAAGAAGAATTATACAAGGCAGTTTTGTTGTTAACTTTCATACTGGTTATAATCAGCATGAGCTGATAACAAAAACATTAGATACGAGTTCATTTTTAAACGATGTGCCTTTATTTGACATAGAGATTGGATATGGCCTTGAAAGTATTGAAACAGGAGTAAAATCAAAAGCATACACAAATGTGACTTTAAGAAACTGTTTCTTGATTTCTCGTGGACAAAGTATACAAATTAGTGAGAATGTAATACTTGAAGAGTTTGGTTTTATTGCTAGAGATCTAGAGGGTGTTTAATGTCTTATAAAGGTAACTTAATTGGCGACAGGTATGTATTGTTTGGTGGCTCGTTAACAGAGCCAACCAAAGAAGCAATCAGCAGGGGCTGTCCTAGTGGTAATGATATTATTAGAAGTTTACCTGAAAGTGCATTCATACCTGCCGTAGAGCATAAAGTAATTGTAAAAGAAAAAACAAATATTCCTGTTGTAAAAAGAAAAAATAGGATTAGATTAAAGAAGGAGCGGGTTAAAAAGCTTAATGCTCTTAAAGACTTTCAACAACCAAGTATCATTGAGCAAATGATTGAGGAAAAAGCAAAAATGAGTTTAGATATAGAACTTGATTCAATTCTTGAAGAAGCAGAACCGAAAAAAAATGAAGAAGCTTCTGGAGAGCCTGAGGTAATTACAAAGGATGCTTCTCAAGATACGATGCGTAGCCAAATTCTAGGTATGCTTGCTTCTGATGAAAACGCACCAAGCTTTGAAGAGATTGAAGGTTGGAAAGAAAAATTTGGAAAAAACGGCATTCACATTATGTCCTTTGGAGATAATGACAACTACATCTATCATCATTTAACTCGAGGAGAATGGAAGAAGATTAAAGAAGTTATGAAACGACTTCGAGAATCTGAAAATGCTGAAGAGCTCGAAGAAAAACTTAAAGAAAAAGTTGTTTCTGGATGCGTACTCTGGCCTGAAGCAAATGCAGAATGGTTAGAAAATAGTAAAGCAGGAGTTGTAGATTCGCTTTATCAAATGATTCTTCTCAACTCTGGTTTTCTTACGCCACAACAAGCAATGCTTTTAACTACGCAGCTATGAGGTAAAAATGGATTTAATACAAGTTCTTAAGTCAGGAAAAGAGCTTTATAGTATTGAATTTGAAACAGGTATAGAATTTCAGTTCAGGTTACTTTCTATGCGAGAGTACCGATTGTTTAATAAAATTGTAACAGGAGGCAATATGCCTCCTTTTTTTATTTACGAAGATGTTTTTAAACTCTGTTTTTTAAATGATGCTAGTTACATTCCTGCTAATACTCCTATGGGATATTTAATTTCAGTAGGTGAGTTAATCTATCACTTGAGTGGATCTCAAGATCCAACTCAATTGCTGTTTGATATTGCTGATGAGCGCAAAAAGAATCCAAGCGATTCTATTTTCGAGCATATGCGCGCAGTTATTGTTACAGCAATACCTAGATACACTTTGTTTGATATAGATAATCTGACAGAAAAAGAATTTATAAAATGTTTTGTTATTGCTGAAAACATCTTAAGCAAAATGAACCCGAATTTTGTTAAATTAAATTTAAAAGAAATTTACGACAATTTAAACGGCAAAAAAGATGAAGAAATTAAACCAATTGTACAAGGTGAAAATTTTGAAAAGCTTGAGCAAGCTTTAGGACACTGGAAAGTTGAAGAAGCTAGAGAGCTGTATCAACGAGAACAAGAAAATGTTAAGCTTTCAGAAGCAGATTTGGAGGCTTTAGACAAAGCAAAACAAAGGAGTTAAAATGATAGGGTCAAGCGGAGATAGTATCTATTTTAGTGCAGCTCAAATGGAGCCGGAAATGCATCCAATGATGCAGATAGGAATGTCATTTGCTCCGTACGCAGCATTAGCTGGAGCAAGTTACTACGCTATGAAAAGTCCTGTTAGTAAACATGCACAGGAAACTATTTTCGATTATGCACATTCATTAATAATGGAGCGTGCAGCTAGAACCCCAATGGGTTTGGGAAATACTTTTCGCATACCAGAGTTAATGTCATTTTTTACATCTCCGCACTACAAAGGAATGGATATAGGAAGATCTGTAATAGATGAGTCGCAGATGGTAGGCCATTACACTTTAGGATCAGAGTTTTTTGAAAATAAAGATAGTTTGAAACATCTCAAAACCACTATCGGAGATGCTGCGTATGAGAACCTTGAAATGCGCATGTCTACTAGTAATTTTCGCTTTAGACTTGAACAAGGCTTTGATGAACGATTTTCTGGAAAACTTATATTCGAGCAATTTGTAGAACGTGGAGAACTTCTTCCAGATGAAAAAGGTGTTGTAGATCCTAAAACAAGTAAAATGCATACAGTACAAGACGTGATTGATCGTTTCGTAGTAAGTGATAGCATACTTCCGTTACCTGTATCGGGGCATCCACCAGAAGCTTTAGACGCTTTACGAACAGAGAGGGTTGAGTTACAGACTCAACCTATATTTAATGCTGCAATTCAGAATACAGACGCAGGGATTGATCCAAACAAAGTCTTTATTGCTCGAGCAGACGATATCGAAGGAGCTAGTCCAAAGTTAGCAAGGTTTGGATATATGTCTGGCACGGGGCCAAGTAATGTTGGCGGAATTCAAGGATTTAAAAATAGGACTGCAGTACCCTTTGCTTATTTAACTTTTGGAGCATCTCGATTTAATAAAGTAGTTAAATCTACTTTTGAACAAATTCCAATTGCAGGACAAATAATTGAAAGTGGTTTGAAAACTATTGGATTGAATCCTTACACGAAACCTGGACCTTTTTATAAGCAATACATGAATCTAGGATTAAAAGCTTCGGCCATTGGGGCAGCTTATTTAGGGTTGAGAACAATAGATCATTATAGAAGAAACTTTGGGGTTGCAGGGCATTTAGTAGCCTCTGCAGGCGTTAGTGTAGCAGGAGCTGCTTTAGTAAGAAAATCTTTAAACGAAGCTCAAGGAAATTTATCTAGGACTTTGCCAACAAGAGTTGGAGCAGGATTATTTGCATTGCAAATGATGCCTGGGTTCTCTCAAGGAATTAAAGAAGGAGTAGCTACCACACTAGTCAATGCTGACATTGCTAGATCTTATGTAGGAAAGTATACAGGCCTGTCTGGCTACAGAAGAACCCTAGAAGGGTTGTTCCCGGGCATCTCTGACCCAACTGTAGGTGCGGGTGTAGGTGTAGCTCTTGCGGGGCTTTCATATGGGAATTTTGGAGCTTACTTAAACAGGAATAATAAGAGGGTGCTTCCCGAAACAATAAGAAATAGAATCGGTTTTTTTGCAAAACAAGGCGGGAGTGTTCAGATTCCTAAAAGCGAATCTGAACACATTCAAAGAAAAATCTTCGATATGTTTTCTCCAAGAACAACGATGGAAGATGTCCCAGTAAGGAAGGGGCCTTATGAAATTTATAATCAATTTGAAGAACTTCTTACTTCTCAAAAATACAAAGAAGTTTTTGAGAAAACTACAGGAAATCTTTCTTATGGAAAAATGTCTATTCAAGGAAGAAAAAGTCTTCACAATTTAATGCAAGAGAGTTCGCCTTTAATAGCAGAAATATACGATATGTCGTTGCCTGAAGCAAAAATGCTAGGGCGAAAGCTTTATATGGGTGCTCGTGTAGAAGGTAGAATTGATTTTCATGAAGAGTACGTAGAAAAAAACCCACTTCATAAATCTTTAGAGGGGCGTTTAGACGAAATTGGAGAACGTTACGAAAGGTCTGGTTTTGTTGGAAAGATATTTGAGCGAATAGAAAAGTTTGGAGCAAAGTCTTACCATGCTTTTTTTGGAGCCTCACTAGCAGGTGAAGAGTATGAAGAAATTTCCATGCGACACGGAGGAAAGCCTGCTCTCAGAAGAGCAGGCGGTTTGTTTGCAGCAGGATTTGGTTTACATCAATTACTAACTACCGGAGTGTTTGGATCGATGGATGATCCAGATGATTTAAAAGCGACTTATAAAGGGGAAAAGTTAGTAGAGGTAAAAAGAGGGCGTTTCTGGGAAGGTGGTGGAACGCCATATTCAGGTATGGAAACTAACTATTTTAGGCCGCACCAGTACCACGCAATGATGACGCGCTCGAATGAAAAATCTGTTTGGGGTGATGAGCATGATGTTTACAATCCGATTAGCAAGTTTGTACTTAAGAATTTTACCTACCATTTAGAAGATAAGAATTATTACGAAAGACCTTACCCTATTAGCTCGCCTGCACTAGAAAGTTTACCAGTTATTGGGCCTTTGCTTGGTGCAACGATTGGCTCGTTAATAAAGCCTCCAAAATTCATGCATGAAGATGAATTCATGCAAGTTAATGAAAGCGGTGAAGTTGAATTTGCTTACAGAGAAGAATATGGCTCACCTTCGTCTTTGGGAGGTACGCCTCCAGGAAAACCATTAACTCCTAACGATCTTTTACATAGGCTTGGGCAGATTCAATATCAAAGCCGAGAAATTGAAGGTATCACTGGGTATGGCAAAAATGTTATACAAAAAATGATGACAGGGAGAGAGACTTTAGGAACAATGATGCCGGTAATGGAGTCTTCAGGAAGAATGGATAGTTCTATCTTGAACTATTGGGATATGGAGACCGGTGGTGCTTTGTTCATGTCTGAAGGTTTACGTCGCTTATTGCCTAGGCCAAGAGCAGAAATTGAACGTTACAATCCAATCATGAACTCGATGCCCTCTTGGTTACCAGATAGGTTCAGGAGAGGGGATCCATATCGATCTGTAGCTATGGGTCACACAAGACTGCCAGGTAAAGGTTATGAAGCTGTTTACCCTGAGCTAGAGGGTACTCCAGGAGAAGAGTACCCTCTAATACACAAATATAAGATTATGTCTGATGTAGCACCTAAATCGCATAGAACTATGACGATGCGTCAAGAACTTATGGAAAAGCGAGCTGCAAAAGCTACAACTGACTACGAAAACAAAATGATGGATCAAATTTTTGAAATGCATAAGCAACGCTTATCATCTATAAAAGACTTTGATTTTCAAGAAAATGCTATAAAAATTCCGGGGCTGTCAAATCTGACTTCAAAAGTTTATAAAACTGGAGAAACAGTTGTAAGAAAAGCAGTAGCGCCTGCAGAATATTTAATACCTGCAGGTTTTAGACCTGCACAAAAACTTTTAGGTGACACTAGAGGTATTACGGAAACTTACGAGTTTGACCAAATGTATGGTACACCACATGCTTTTTGGGATGCGCCAATTCGAGACTGGTTGAGACCTTCGATGTATAGTGCAATGAATGCACTTGGTTGGCAAGGTAAACCATTGCATGTACAACGACGCGAAGAAGTAAACGAGCATTTTGATAAATTGCAGTTTATTAAATACACTAACTTAGCTAAACAAGCTGTAAATCAAAATGACAAGCAAAGGTACTTAAAATTAGCTAGTAAAACTAGGGTAGGAGTCAATCCTCAAGGAGATGCGTTAGGCATTTACATGAGTTTGCCTGATAGTGAAAAAAAATACTTTGATGCGTTTGCCAATGCTAAAGCTTCTGAAAGAAATCGGATTTTAGAATTAATGCCTGAAGACCAGGCTCATCTATACCAATCTGTTTGGAATAGAATAGATACTGGTGGCCAACAATCCTTATATGCAGGTTCTCAAGTTCAACTAAATGAACAGGAAATGATGAGCCAATCTATGGATCTTCAGGGGGAAATGGAACTACCTGCAGCTGATTGGGTGGGGTGGCACAAAGATGTAGATCTAGAAGACATTAAATTAAAGTATGTATCTTCTTTAGGAGAAGATATTCATGACTATGGAAAATTTAATTCTCAATTAAGAAGACTTGATCGTAGACCTTATTTAAATCAATCAGAAGATTTTGTTTACTTGCAGGGTATGCCGGACTCAAGAGGTGCTTTAGAAAGATTGAGAGACAGGGAAGGCATAGATTTTAGGAACTTGAATATTTATAATCAAAAAGATGGTCAATCAAGTAGTGCTTATTTGAATTACAATTATGACAGAAGCACCGAAGTAGGTTTAGGTATATTAGAAAGACTAGGTGAGTAATGTCTATTACTAATTTAATTTTTAATGAAGAGAAACGTAACGAATTTCAAAGAGAAAATTCAGATACGTTTAAAAGCGTTTTGGGCTTAGGAGCTGCAAGCGCTTTGCTAGTAAAAGGCTACAACAATGAAGTAGCGAATTCTCCTTCAACTAAGAAAAGAAATTTAATACCTACAAATCTTGGTAAAGCAGGTGTTCAGCTAAAAAGTTCTATTGACGAAGCTTTTTCTAGAAGAAACAAAGGTGCAGAAGCAAGTGCAAATCAGTTCTTTGATGATTTGATTGAAGGAGCAAGTAGCATTCTTCAAAAAACCATTAAAGAAGCAAATGAAGATACGCAAGAAATGGCAGCTGAAAAAAAGATGCTTAAAAGAGCTCTTGTTAATGAAAAAACTTATTTATTAACTGCAGTCAGAGATGCAGTTAGAGATTTGAATTTAGCGGGAGAAATAGGTGACTCATCAGTAATTGTAAACAGGATCAACGACATGTTAGAAAGCGAAATGAATAGGGCGGGGGAGCTTTCTGATGAAATTAAAAGTGCATTACAATCAATACGAAATAATACTACGACAGATGTAAAAATCGACCAATATAAACGTTTTAGAGGACTTAGAGATTCTTCTAAACATTTTAGTGGGCGTCAAAAAGCAATTGGAGTTTCTGAAAATCTTGTTAAAGAAAAACCAATTTTCAATACATTGACTGACGCTTTTAAAGCGTCAATTGCAATTAGTCAAGGTAAAGACCCCTCAGCAGCCATCGAAGTGCCCCAACACTTAAAAGGATTGGAAGCTTCACTAGAAGCGCAAGTGACAAGCCTTAACGAACGAATTGGTAAGTTTGGAGGTCAAGTAAGTCAGTTTGTTGTAGTGCCTGAGCATCACGGGGAGCTAGGCTCTATTTCAGCTTATGTCAAAGGGCGTAATAAACAAATGTCATACCCCTTGCCAATACTTATGAGCTCAGTAAAAGGAGGTATGCGAAAAATACACAGAGGCACTAGTAGTTTAAATACACCCAATATAATGCCTAGTTTTATGCCTACGTTTTCAACATTA